AATCTAATTAAGAAAAAAGATCAAAGAACGGGTGTAGAAGTTATTGCGGGCATTCAAGAATTTTACGTCTATAATGATAAAATCAATACTCAAGGTCAAAATTTAGTTTCATCAGTCGGCGACGCCTCAGTTAAAATTGCGCCAGATGCTATTGTAAACATTAATTCTGGTCTTTCTGACGCCAAAAGAAGTATTGTTTTAGGCTATTTACATAAAGCAATCAAACCACTCAATCAATTAAGAATGGTTGAAGATGCTGTGGTAATTTATCGCCTTTCTCGTGCTCCAGAACGTCGTGTGTTCTACATTGACGTTGGTAATATGCCAAAAATTAAAGCAGAACAATATCTCCGCGATATTATGACTAAATTCCGCAACAAAGTTGTTTATGACTCTGCTACAGGCGAAGTCAAAGACGATCGTAAGTTTATGTCAATGATGGAAGATTTCTGGATTCCTCGTCGCGGCGAAGGTAAATCAACTGAAATTACAACTTTGCCACCAGGGCAACAACTTGGTGAAATGGGCGATGTAAAATATTTTGAAGAAAAGTTATATAAGTCTTTAAACGTTCCTGTTTCAAGACTACTGCCACAGCAAGGATTCAGTCTAGGTAGAACAGCAGAAATTACACGAGATGAATTAAAATTTAGTAAATTCGTTGAACGTTTAAGATCTAAATTTAGCACTCTATTTGACGAATTGATGCAAAGACAACTAGCCCTAAAGGGTGTTTGCTCAATCGACGAATGGAAAGAAATGAAAGAATATATTCATTATGATTTCCTTAAGGATAACAATTTTACTGAATTGAAGGAAGCTGAGTTGATGGCGACCAGATTACAACTTATGAATCAAATCGATCCATATGTTGGAACATACTTTTCTAAAGCATGGGTCAAAAAACACGTTCTTCAATTTGATGAAGAAGGTATTGAGCGTATGGAAACTGAGATAGCTGAAGAAATGAGCGGAGAAGAATCTGTAGAAAATGCTCCAACCGCAAATCTTACAGCATCTAATATTACCGCTCCATCAAGTCAAGCAAATATGCAACAGAAAAATGCACAAATTAGCAATAATGATGTGAATGACGCATTTAATACAGAATTAAACTAAATAATAATTGGAGAAATTTATGGACAGTGTAAAGATTGTAGATGCTGCTATAGCAGGTGATAAAGAAAGTTTTATGGCTGCTTTTAATTCAGCTATAGCAGATAAGGTGGGTGATGCTCTAGAAGTTAAAAAAGTTGAAGTCGCATCATCATTAATAACAGTACCAGAAACAGAAGTAGAAATAGATGAACCTACAAATGTTGAGACAGAAATTGAAGGAAGCGTCGATGGAGAATCAACCGACTCAAACGAAGTCGTTGACGAAGTCGAAGCCTCCAGTGCAAGCTAAGGATCTTAACGCTCCTAAAATTGCAATGTTAGCTAGAGCTGGTCTTTTAAAAACCAGCGAATTACCTATGCTTCGCATTGCAATGGCACGACACAAAAAAGTAGGTGATATTGCTCGTTTATCTAAACCACATCGTGACATTATTCAAAAATATCAAGATGCAATGTCAGGTGCTGCTTTACAATCAACACAATCTTTGATGGCTCTTCGTAAAAATTTAATGAATAATAGTTACGATATTTTAGATGGAGAACAAATTTCAGAATCTATTTTAAAAAATGAAGTTAATCCTCCACCTATGCTTGTTCTTAAAAGAAAAGGCATTAGAATTTTTCCAGATGGTCGTCGCGTAGCATTGTATACAAACGATAAAATGGGATTAGTCTTCACAATCCCATATCAAGGTTCCGGAACTTCAACAGAAGTAATCCCTGGTGTGCAATCAGAAGAAACAGAAAACGATATTATGGAAAGCCTGGAACAAGTTTCTGCCTACGCGCAACAAGAATCACCAAAAGCTGCAGCAAAACATATGAAGTTTGCTGATGGTTCTAAGCTCAAAGTTAGTCATGGTGCAGCAAAAGCCATTCATATGGTTCATGGTGCATTGAATGATGAAAACAAAAAGAAATTTGCTGATATGCTTACTCATCCAAAAGGATTTGAGAAAGCAGCGCACTTTGCTCTAAGCAGAGTTAAGTTTACTATTGGTGACGAATGAGTTTAATTTCGCAAATAGTCAGAGAAATTATTGCGGAAGCGCGCAAACCGAATAGAAATATTCAAAAAATGGGACGCGCGAAAATTATTCGCATTCGCATTCGTGGTGGAAAAATCCAACGCAGAAAAAAACTTTCTGCTGTAAAGGGCTATACGATTCGTGGTGGAAAGATGATTCGTATAGGACCACGTGAAAGATTAAAGAGAAAACTAGGTGCTCGTAGAGCTAAAATTAAAAGAAGGGCAAAACTCGCAAGAGCTTTGATTCGAAGAAAGAGAACAATGCGCCGAAGAAAGGCATTGGGGTTAAAATAGATGAAACTTATTACCGAAACAATCGAAGAAGTAAAAATGATCACCGAAGAAAAGAACGGTGTCAAGTCCCTTTACATTCAAGGACCATTTCTTGTTGCTGAGATGAAAAATCGCAACGGTCGTATGTATAAAACAGAAACTTTGAAAAAAGAAGTTGACCGTTATAACGAGGAATATGTTCAAAAGAAACGCGCATTCGGCGAATTGGGTCATCCAGACTCACCATCTATAAATCTAGATCGCGTTTCTCATCTTATCACTTCATTGAAGCAAGAAGGCAATCAATGGATTGGTAAAGCAAAAATTCTTGAAACACCAATGGGTAAAATCGCTAAGTCTCTAATGGAAGGCGGTGCTACTCTTGGCGTCTCTTCACGTGGCATGGGATCCTTAAAGGAAGTCAACGGTGTCAACGTGGTTCAAGATGACTATTATCTAGCCACAGCGGCAGATATCGTTGCAGATCCATCTGCTCCAGGTGCTTTTGTACAAGGCATCATGGAAGGTAAGGAATGGGTTTGGGACAATGGTAAGGTCAAGGAAGTAAATATCAACGAGTACTATAATCAAATTAAAACTGCTAAACAAAAGCAAATTGACGAAATTTCACTCAAGATATTCGAAAATTTCTTGTCAAAACTTTAAATTTTATAAATAATATTAACCTCTTCAGGAGTTTTACAAATGAGCAAGACATTATCAGAATCTGCTGCTGAAATTCTAAAAGCCTCAATGAACGCAGGCAAGGAACCAGCGCAAGTTATGGCTGCTGACATGCAAGATCTCGGCGGTCAAACACCAGAACAATTACCAACAGCCATTGGTGCTGCTGCTTCTGCTAACATGAAGCCAGCCGCAAAGCCAGGAATGGAAGGTGTTCCAGCTGAGGGCATGAAAAAAGCTCCAGAAAAAGCCAAGAAAGTAGGCGATGAGGAAGAAAACCTCAAGAAGAATCCTATGGATGCTGGCGCAGTCAAAGCCGAAGAAACAGAAGTTGAAGGCGAAATTGTGGCAGAAGAATCTTCAGAATCAGAAGCTTCTGTAGAAGAGTCATCTGAAGTTGTTGCTGAAGAGCAAGAAGAGTCAGTTGAAGAAGTCGTCGCTGAATCAAAAGACGAAGACGAAGGAGACGAAGACGAAGAAGAAAAGAAAAAAGCCATGATGAAAGAAATGGTTAAGAAGCACAAGGGTTCCATGAAGGAAGACGTTGATGCTCTTTTCAATGGCGAATCTCTCTCTGAAGACTTCCGCGTCAAAGCAACATTGATCTTCGAAACAGCTGTTCAATCTCGCGTCGAAAAGATTGTTGAAGATGTACTAGCTGAAAACGATCAAGTTCTTTCAGAAGCTATCGACCAAATCAAATTAGAACTATCTGAGCAAGTTGATGACTATCTCAACTACGTTGTTGAGCAATGGATGGAAGAAAACCAAGTTGCTATCGAAACAGGTCTCCGTGCCGAGCTCGTTGGTGACTTCATCAATGGTCTAAAGAATTTGTTCGCAGAACACTACATTGAAATCCCAGAAGAAAAAGTTGACGTTGCAGAAGAACTTGCACTTGAAGTTGCTTCAATGCAAGAAGCTGCAGCAGAAAAAGATGCAGCAATTGCCGCTCTTACTGAAGAAGTCAATGTAGTCAAGAAAGAAAAACTAGTTCGCCTAGCATGTGAAGGTCTAACCGAAGTACAGGCTGGCAAAATGAAATCGCTCGCAGAGAGCGTGGAGTTCACCACAGAGGGTGAGTTTAATGATAAGCTCGCAATTATTCGCGAGAACTACTTCCCAACAAAAACAAACGTGAAAAGTGAAGTAAAGGCTATTCAAGAAACAGCTGTTGAAGAGCCAGAAGAAGTAGCAGAAGTACACGGTATTATGGCACATTATGTAAAAGCTCTATCAAAAACGGCTCCAAAAGCCTAATTTAATTTAACTGAGGAAACACTAACATGTATATTAACGAAACATATGCAAAGAAGTGGGCACCAGTTCTTGATCACCCAGAACTCCCAGCTATCAGCGACCAATACAAGCGTGCTGTAACAGCTCTCGTTCTAGAAAACCAAGAGCGTGCCCTACAAGAAGAAAACCGTTCAATGCAAAACCTATGGGAAGCAACACCTGCTAACGCAATGAATTCAGGTGTAAACGGTCTTTCATCAGCATCAGGCGCAACAGTAGCTGGCTTCGACCCAATCCTAATCGGTTTGGTTCGTCGTGCTCTACCAAACCTAATGGCTTATGATGTTTGCGGCGTACAGCCAATGACAGGTCCAACAGGTTTGATCTTCGCAATGCGTTCACAATTTGCAAACGCATCATCTGTAACAGGCGAAGCACTCTATAATGAAGCAAACACTTCATACTCTGGTACAGCTGGCGCAAACCCACTTGCAACATTGAATGCAAACATTGCAAACGTCACCCTAGCAAACACAGGTACTGGCGCTGCAACAAGCACATTCGAAGATCTATCAACATCACTAGCATATATGGGCTTCCAAATCGATCGCGTTGCTGTTACAGCAAAAACACGTGGTCTACAAGCAGCCTACACGCTAGAACTTGCACAAGATCTCAAGGCAGTTCATGGTCTAGACGCAGAAACAGAATTGACAAACATTTTGTCAACAGAAATTCTTGCTGAAATCAACCGT